TGCTGACCCACTACGTTACATGGGGCATCCTAACTTCTCAGGATTGCTACTGCGCCATACGACTGAAGAGTTACGAGAACTGATCTTTAAATCTCAGGAAATGTATCCAAAGATTTGGCCTGGGATTAAGTGGTCAGAAAGAAAGATGCAGTGGACTGCGCCCTCTGGTGCGAGGTTGTGGATGTCCTACCTAGACAAGGAAGACGACGTTCTGCGTTACCAAGGTCTAGCATTTAGCTGGATAGGCTTTGACGAACTTACACAATGGCCCACTCCATTTGCATGGAACTACATGCGTTCTCGTCTACGGTCTACTGCACCTGATCTACCTGTATACATGAGAGCTACTACCAACCCAGGAGGTAGAGGCCATCATTGGGTTAAGAAAATGTTTATTGATCCTGCACCTGCAGGTAAAGCATTTGAAGCTACTGACATTGAAACAGGTGAAACATTACGTTACCCAGCAGGACACGAGAAAGCTGGTAAGGCACTATTCAAACGTAGGTTTATACCTGCCAGATTAAAAGATAACCCATACTTAGCAGAGCAAGGTGACTACGAAGCTATGCTATTGTCGCTACCTGAACAGCAACGTAGACAGTTGTTAGAAGGTGACTGGGACATCAAAGAAGGCGCAGCCTTTACTGAATTTGATAGGAACATTCATGTTGTTGAACCTTTTCACATCCCTAGTAACTGGGTTAAGTTTAGAGCATGTGATTATGGTTACGGGTCTTACAGTGGTGTCCTTTGGTTTGCCGTTGCGCCTAATGAGCAACTTATCGTATATAGAGAACTCTACGTCAGTAAAGTTTTAGCTACCGATCTTGCAGATATGGTATTGCAACTAGAAGCCGAAGATGGTAACATTAAGTATGGTGTACTTGATAGCTCCTTGTGGCATAAACGTGGAGACACTGGCCCTAGCCTAGCTGAACAAATGATTAGTCGTGGTTGTCGTTGGAGGCCATCAGATCGTTCAAGAGGCTCCCGTGTAGCAGGTAAAAACGAAATACACAGACGGTTACAAGTAGATGAGTTTACTGAAGAACCTAGACTAGTGTTTTTTAATACGTGTACACAAACAGTTGCGCAATTACCTGCACTACCTATTGATAAGAAAAACCCAGAAGACATTGATACTTTAGCTGAAGATCACCTATATGATGCACTACGCTATGGTATTATGTCACGTCCACGATTTAGTTTATTTGACTATGATCCACATGGAACACCGTCTACAGGAATGAGAGTTGCAGATAGCACTTTTGGTTACTAAGGAAAAGTAAATGGCAGAAGATAATGACGTATTTATCGAAGACGATGCAATCGTTTTAGAAGATACAGATAATTCAGAAGAGATTGATTATCAGACAAACAACATCATTCCATATATTATGGATCGTTACCATCGTGCTGAAGACTATCGTAAACAAGATGAAGAACGTTGGCTACGTGCTTACCGTAACTATCGTGGTGTATATGGCCCAGATGTACAGTTTACTGAAGCTGAAAAGTCTCGTGTATTTATTAAGGTTACAAAGACTAAAACACTAGCTGCCTATGGTCAAATTGTAGACGTACTATTTTCTAAAAACAAATTTCCATTAACAGTTGATCCTACAGAATTACCAGATGGTGTTGTGGCTGATGTTCACTTTGATCCTAAAGAACCTGAACAACTTCGTACTAATGGTTTAGATGAAACTATTAGTCCCTATGGCTATAATGGCGATGGTCGTGAAATACCTGCAGGTGCTACAGCTAAAACTCTACAAGAGAGTTTAGGTTTATTTGAAGATAAACTTGAAGGTATTGACAACCTTAAAGAAGGTGCAGGTCAGACTCCTACATCTGTCACTTTTAGTCCAGCTATGGTAGCAGCTAAGATGATGGAAAAACAAATTCATGATCAATTAATTGAGTCAAGTGCTTCTAAACATTTACGAAGTACAGCATTTGAAATGGCTTTGTTTGGCACAGGTGTCATGAAAGGCCCGTTTGCTGTAGATAAAGAATATCCTAACTGGAATGATGATGGTGAATATGAACCACTGTTTAAAACTGTCCCTCAAGTAACACACGTATCTGTGTGGAACTTTTATCCAGACCCAGATGCAAATAACATGGATGAAGCACAGTACGTTGTAGAACGTCATAAGCTATCACGTACACAACTACGTGCACTAAAAAAACGTCCCTACTTCCGTGCTTCCGTAATTGACGATGCTATTGCACT